TACGGTCTCACGGATCGAAAAAAAGATTTCTATTATTCAGACGGAACTAAACACTCTCGTGGAAAAATAAAGGGTGAAGAAGGTGAATGGAAGGACCGCAGTAGAAAGCATAGATACTTAATGATTTATGATAAAGAGTTAAAAAAAAGATTGACTTGGGAAGAACAATCATGGTAAAATAATAAAGTGTGAAGGGAGTGCGAAAAGGGCAACCGAAAGTGGTATGCCCTTTTTTCGTATGATAAATAATCCATAACGGAAACTATAAGCACTAATAAGATGGGTCTCTCCAGACTAGATAACTTTCTTAAAAATGTAAAAGGCGAAATTCTTTATGTTGATCCAAATAATCTGGATTCAACAGATAATGTAGAAAATCAAGGCAACTCACTTGCAAGACCTTTTAAGACAATACAAAGGGCATTGATTGAATCTGCAAGATTTTCATACCAGAGAGGGATTGATAATGATAGGTTTGCAAAAACAACTATCATGGTTTATCCAGGTGAGCATCTTGTAGATAATCGTCCTGGTTGGATTCCCATTGCCGCAAACACATATCGTCTGAGAAGCGGTACAACCTCAGGCAATTTATCTCCTTTCGATAAAACAACAAATTTTGATCTAAGAGACGACGATAATATTCTTTATAAACTTAACTCCATTTATGGTGGAGTCATCGTTCCACGCGGTACTTCGATTGTTGGTATGGATCTTCGTAAAACGAAGTTCATTCCAAGATATGTTCCCGATCCCGAAAATAATCAGATTGAAAGATCTGCAATTTTTAGAGTAACTGGTGGTTGTTATTTTTGGCAATTTTCTATTTTTGACGGAGATTCAACAGGTATTGTATACAAAGATTATACAACAAATAAGTTTGTCCCCAACTTCTCTCATCACAAACTCACGTGCTTTGAGTATGCTGATGGTGTGAATAATATTGATATTGATGATGATTTTATTTCTGGTTCTGATGGTGAATTCACCAAGACAGACTTGGATATGTATTATGTTAAAATTGGTAGAGTCTACGGCACACTAAGTGGTCGCACTATTTTTCCTGAACAAGTGGGACAACCTCTTGAGATTGAAAAGAAAGTTGATGAATATCGTATTGTTGGAACACAAGGATCACAAGTTGGAATCAGCAGTATTTTTGCTGGAGATAGTGTAGTTTCATCAACAACTATCACTGTTGAATTACAAAATCAACTTGCCGAGTTAGATGTTGACACTCCCATTCGTATTAATGGAGTGATTCCTACTGGATATGATGGACTACATACAGTTACTGAAGTTATAAGTCCAACTCGTATAAGATACGTTGTTCAAAATTCCCCAACAAATGCAAAACCAAGTTCCATTGATATCGCTGGTTCTACCTTAAACATTGTTGTTGATACAGTAACCTCTGCGTCTCCTTATATCTTTAATGTGTCTTTGCGTTCAGTTTTTGGTATGAATGGTCTTCATGCTGATGGTAATAAGGCAGAAGGATTCAAATCTATGGTGGTAGCACAGTTTACTGGCATTGGATTACAAAAAGATAACAATGCTTTTATAAAATACAATACAATAAGTGGTTTGTGGGAGGACCAGTTTGTTGCCGGAAATGAAAATCTTTCGTCTGATTCTAGAGCAAGATTTAAACCATCTTATGAAAACTTTCACATTAAAGCAAGTAATGATGCATATCTTCAATTAGTTTCTATTTTTTCGATTGGATTTGCAAAGCAATATATTTCAGAAAGTGGTAGTGATATATCTGTTAATAACTCTAACTCAAACTTTGGTGCAGTCGCATTTAACTCCATTGGATTTCAAAAAGATGCTGTTGCAAAAGATGATCTAGGTTATATTTCACATATCATTCCCCCAAGAGTAATCGAGGGTGGGGCACTTACTGTTGAGTTTGACGCTATTGATATTGGCGTAACAACTACGGCTGCTGCAGCAAGTAGTCCTGGTATTGGCACAACTAGTCGCCTTTATCTGTTTAACAGAAAAAATGTTAAAGATGCTCCAAATTCAATAATCGATGGTTACAGAATCGGTGCAAAAACAAATGATACTTTAAAAGTAAATCTATTAATTGCTGGAATCACCACAGATTATTCAGCAAAGATTGTGATGCCAGATACTCAAAGTGATACAATAAAACTGTCTGGAGAAAAGTTATATCGAGTTCAAACATCAAGCACAGGTATTAGTAGCATTTCTGCGAATATTGTTACTCTCGAAACAGATCATCGTTTTATAAATGGAGAATCAATTCGTGTTATAAGTGATAACGGACACTTACCTGATGGATTAAAATCAAATTTGATTTACAATGTTATAACAACGAGTTCATCAACTCCTTTAAATACAAAACAAATCAAAATTGCACAAACATTAGAGGATGCAATCAACGATAACGCTCTTGTTATAAACTCAAAAGGTGGTCGTTTAAGTGTTATTAGTCGTGTAAGTGACAAAAAAGCAGGAGATACTGGACATCCAATACAGTATGATACCAGTAGAGGTCAATGGTATATTAACGTATCATCTGCATCTACAGAAAACTCTATCTATCCTAAGTTAGTTGGATTTGGCACGACTACATTTGGAACTGCAACTTCAAGAACTTATATTGAAAGACAAGATGATTCAAGACCGTCTAGAGATACTGTATATAGAGCTAGATATATTCTTCCAAAAGACTCTTCAACAATAGCAACACCTCCATCTGAGGGATTCGTTATTCAAGAATCAAACTCAACTCTCCCTGCATCCACAACTGAAATACAAAAATATTTTAGTGGAGCATCTTCAGTTAAAACCTTATCAAACTCCACAGAACTTAGAATACCAAGATTTATTGCATCAGCATCTTGGAATAGTACTGTTGGTATTGTTACAACAGAACTTCCTCATGATTTAAGTGCAGGAAACGTTATTGAAATCAAAAATATTGTTAGCACAGCAAATACAACAGGCACTGCTAAACGTGGTTTCAACGGAGAGTTTACTGTAACTTCTGTAAGAAGTAGAAAAGAGTTTACCATAACCATTCCAACAACACCAGGGACATTTACAAGTGATACCTCAACTAGAAATACTAGTTTGCCTTTCTTTAGAAGAAAAAAATATAATGGAACATATATCATATATGAATCTAGAGAGGTTCAAGAATATCTGCCACAAAAACAAGATGGTATCTATGATCTCTTGATTATTAGCACAGACAACACTCCTGTTGTAAGTCCGTTTACATCACAACGTTATTCTCAACCTGTTGTTAATCTTTATCCTCAAGTTAACAAAGATAATCCAAAATCAGATCCACAAGCATCAGATTGTTTTGCTTCTTCGGATATTATTGGTGAAGTTGCTATTAATGACCCACAAAACTCAATCAGCGCAGAAACTCTTGGTAAAGGTTTGATTGATCAAGGCGTTGGTATCGGTATTTCTAACATTGTTTCAAATGCAACTGGAGTGGCACACACCATCTCAACTAAAATTGAGCATGGATTCAACAGAGTAACTAAACTCATCGTTTCATCTGCTGGTTCAGGATATGGGTCTGGAGGCTCAGGAAGAATCTACAACGCTAAACTACAGGGCGGTTCATCTGCAGGAAAAAATGCAACGGCAGTGATCACTGTGAATGCTTCTGGAGCAATCACATCCGCAGAGGTTATGGACGGTGGAAGTTCTTACACTGTTGGGGATTCTCTCAACGTTGTAGGTGTCGCAACCACCGCAGGATTTGTTGTGGGTATTGTAAGTGTGACGGAGATTTACGATAATGTAAATGAAGTTATTTCTCTGCAAGGAATCACTGGATTTAAAAATAAAGAGTATAATCAACTTTATAGAATAACCTCTATTATTGCTGGTGACCCCTATCAAATACTAGTTTCAAGTGCATCTACGATTTCTGCTCCAGATGTGGGATCAGGTGCTGGAGTGGGGGCAACAGATGTAGCAACTTCTTTCGTTTATACAGTAGGAAAAGGTATTCTTGTAAATACATTTAGTTATAATCAGATAACAGGTGTTGGTGTTGTCACTTGTAGAGAAGCACATGGATTTTTTGTGGATAACAAAGTTCGTATCACAGGAGCAACAAATGACTTTTATAACAAACAATATGTGATTAAAACAGTTGGAACCACAACTTCATTTACAATTGATATTGGTATTGGCACCATTTCGTATCCAACATCTGGAACAATATACGCACTACCCACAGGATTCACTGCTCAAGGAGGTGATATAACATATAATGTTGAAAATACCGCAGGAAGAATGGTAACAGTGTATGCTGGTATTACCACAACATTATTAGGTTTAGGTGGAAGTGGCGCTACCGCATTAACAACGGATCAAATTGAAATCAAAACTGATTATCTTGATATTAATATTGGAGATTATCTACAAATTGATGAAGAGATTATGAGAGTTAAAGAAACTGTTACAAGTGATATTATTAAGGTATTCCGTGGTGTTATGGGAACTAAAAGAGCAAATCATGCTACTGGTGCTGTTGTTAAGAGGATTTCTCCAAAACAAATTGAAATTAGGAGAAACTCTTTTATACGTGCATCAGGACATAGTTTTGAATATGTTGGATATGGACCAGGAAACTACTCAGTTGGACTTCCACGAAGACAAGACAGAACTCTTTCTACGCAAGAAAGATTTTTATCTCAGGCATCTAGAGAGGACGGAGGAGTTGTTGTTTATACGGGTGTGAATGATATTGGTGAGTTCTACATTGGTAACAAAAGAGTCAGTTCGGCAACAGGAAAAGAGACAACTTTTGATGTTCCCATTGTTACTGTCACAGGTGAAGACGCAGGAGTAAATAAGAATATTGGAATTAATATTTTAACTCCATCCGAAGCAACAATTGCAAAAGGCATTCGTGTCGAAGGTGGTGCTGACCAGTCTGCAACTTCTAGATTTGATGGTCCAGTTGTATTTAATAACAAGATTACATCAAACTCCGTAAAAGGTATTGAAGCGCAATCAATCTTTATTCAAGGTGATGGTACAGTTTCTAAAAAACATACTGTTGGAATCTCAACTCCATCTACTGCGGGAAATCCTGGCGATATCGTATATAATGCAAATCCAGCAAATGGAGGAACAGTGGGTTGGATTTACACTATTAATAATGAATGGAAGACCTTCGGAAACATTAGTAGTTGATGTAGTCTTCAATCTAAATACTTATAAATAATCCAGAGCAAAGTCCCTTTTAAAGGCAAAGTAGCAAAATGTCAGTATTACAAGTAGATACTATCAGAGATAGAAGTGGTAATGGATCACCAACTCTTGATAAAGGTGTAGTTGTTTCAGGTGCTTCTACATTAGGGTTTGTAAAAGTTATTCCTGGTGCTCATGGTTCTGGTGGTATTATCACTTCAACCTCAGGTATTGTAACCTTCTTTGGTGATGCTCAGTACATGTCCAATGTAGGACTTGCAGTTACTTTTATTGATAACAATGTCACAATTGCTGGAACCATTACAGTTTCTGAACTGGTTCTAACTGGGGGCGGAGGAGTTGGTGGTGGTGCTGGTATCGGAGCATCAACAATTAATATCACTGGAGTTTCAACCATAGGTGGAGTCAAAATCAACTCTGGTATTATAACTGCTGGACCTGGTGTTACGACGGTTAAATTCTTTGGTGATGGTGGTGGTTTAACAAGATTGATGGCAGAACATCTTTTAGTTCATCAAAGACCTGCAACAGGTCGATGGTCTCTTGGTCTGAATATTACTCAGATTGCACTTACCAACAACCCAGACACTCAAACTGGTACATTCCCTGTCACCGCTAGAACTGGAATTGTAACAGTTTCATATGGATTGTCTGGACAACCACCTTTATCTATCTGATAATCATTAAATTCTAAATAAAGTTAATACTTAACGAGGGGATATTGAACCTCAGGAGTGCTAATGGCTGTCAACAAGAACTTTGTAGTTAAGCACGGTTTAGAAGTAAAGACCGATCTTATCTATGCTGATGCTCAGTTATCAAGAGTTGGCATTGGAACCACTCTTGCATTCCACAAACTTCATGTAAATGGTTCTACTAAGTTAGATGGCACTCTCCAAGTTGTTGGAGTTACCTCGTTAGGCACAAACACAAAGATTATTAACGGCACCTTAGAAGCAGGAAACACCGGTGTCGGAACTTATGCTCAGTTTTTAATCTCTACTGGTGCTGGCATTGCATGGACGACTGCACCAACTCTTAGAAAACAACAGTTATTTACTGCATTAGAGGGACAAAAACAGTTTAATTTTGCTCACACTCTTGGATTTCTTGATGTATTTTTGAACGGTGTTAAGTTAACCACCACAGAATACACAGAAACATCGGCATTTGTAACTTTACTCAATGGTGCAACCGCTGGAGATACTGTTGAACTTATTGGTTACTATCTGTATGATAATATTGGTGCTGCAAATACCACTGGTATCCAAGGCATTACGGTTCTTGAAGAAAATACAATCACAGGATCTCCTTCGAACGTTACATCCATTAACTTTGTTGGTGCTCATGTAACTGCTGCAGGAACTGGTGCTGGTGTTACTGTTTCGTTTTTAGGTGCTGGTGTAGGAATTGGATCATCTGGCACTCAGATCGGTTATGGATTTACTAATCTCAACTTTATAGGTGTTGGAAACACATTCAAAGTTAACGGACAATCTATTGATATTTCAATCAATAGTGGTGCTGAAAACTTCTGGATGAAAAATCTAGATCACTCTTCGGGTATTGTTACAACAAGTAGAGTTGGTATTGGTTCAACTCTACCGATTACTGCGGAGGGTTTAGACACTAGAGGGGTTGTTAAGACAGATTCATTATTTGCAACCAAAAAAACATTAGATAAAAATGTTGAAACCTTTGCTGGTTACAACATGTTCGCAGCAGGATCACTTGCCATTGGTGCTGGTAAGTCAATCACTGTTGTTGATGACGCAACTTTAACCATTCTCGATGTTATTCAAACTCCTGTCAACGCAACTCTTGGTATTTTTAGAAATGGTACAAATATTGGTTATGGAATCACCAGAGTCAATTTCACTGGTTCAAATAACGTTGTAACTAGCGCATCTGCGACTGATGTAGATATTAAGATTGATAGTGGAGTTGGAATCTATTCTGGTGGTCAACCAGTTGCGTTTGGTATTACTGCATTTAACTTTGTGGGTGCTGCAAATACTTTTGGCGTTGATGGTAGTCAAATTAATATTTCTATCAACAGTGGATCCGGCGGTAAGTTTGCAGACAATCCAACTGGTATTCATACCATATCTAGAGTTGGCATCGGATCTACTCTTCCAAACACAGGTGCAGCTCTTGACGTTAATGGTGTTATTAAAACACATACATTTTTTGCTAATAAAGCAGTCGTTGATCAAGATGTAACCACGATTGCTGGTTATAATATGTTTGGTGCTGGACCAATCACGGTTGCAACTGGAAAGATTATTAGTGTCATTGATGATTCTACTTTATCAGTTCTCGATGCATATGCTATACCTGGTGGATCTCGTTGGGCAAGCAACTCCACTGGTATTCATACATCAAGAAACGTTGGTGTTGGAACTAGCACTGTTAATGGGGCAGCAGACCCCAATAATACATTTGTTTTAAATGCTGGCATTGTTACTGCCAACTATTACTATGGTGATGGCAGTTTCCTACGAAACACTAGCATCTTTGCAAGCAACTCTACTGGTATTCATACATCAAGAAACGTTGGTATTGGAACCAGTACTGTTGATGGAGCAGCAGATCCCAATAATACATTTATTTTAAACGCTGGTATTGTTACTGCCAACTATTACTATGGTGATGGTAGATTTTTACGAAATGTTGGAGTCGCAGTATCCACTGCAGCCCCTTCAAGTCCTGCCAATGGTAACATGTGGTGGAATGAGGTATTGGGTCGTGGATTTATTTACTATGATGCTGCAAATGCATGGGTTGATTTTTCACCAAGTGGAGGCGGTGGTGGAGGAACAATATCGGTAACTAGTATTGGTGGAACTGGTGATGGGTTCTTTAGTAATAAACAAACAAACACAGGCATTCACACAACGTCTCTTTATGTTGGTATCGGAACCACAAATCCAAGATTCCAACTAGAGGTTGGACCTGTTGGTGCGGCAGGAACTTCGCTATGGGTAAATGGAAACGCAAGAGTTACAGGTATTTTAACAGTTGGATCTTCATCTATTGTTTTAGATGGTGTATCTGATGAAATCAGACTAGGATCTGGAGTTGTCATTCGTTCGAGTGGTCTTAGTTCTGTTACGACATTAAATGTTTCTGGTATTACAACTCTTGGTATAGTTACTGCAGGAAATATCTATTCTACTGGCATCATTACCGCATCTTCATTTAGTGGTAATGCCACTAGTGCAACAACAGCAACTTATGCAGTAACTGCTGGCATTGCCACTTATGCCAGTACCACTGGTGTTGCGACGGTTGCTCAAGGACTGACAGGAACTCCAGACATAACAGTTGATAAAATAACTGCAGGAGTTACTAGTAGTATTATACCTTTCTTATGGAGCACTTACGCAAGTCTCCCATCATATTCAACTTATCATGGTGCGGTAGCTCATGCACATGATACTGGTAAGTTATACTATGCACATACTCGTTGGGTAGAGATAGTTAATACTGAAGCTGATGGCACCGTAGGAACTGGCACTGAAAATTATAATGTGGGTGTGATTACTGCCACAACTTTTGTTGGTGCTCTGACTGGGACGGCAACGACTGCAGCGACTGTTGATGTTACTAATACTAATGGTTTAACCACAGTTTATTATCCGACATTTGTTGAGGATAGAACTGACGGTCAAATTGTTAGAGCAGATGTTGATCTAACTTATAGAACAGATGATAATATCTTAACAGTACCTAAGATCAGTTCAACAGAAATAAATGTATCTAGTATTGTCACAGCATCTTCATTCTCTGGATCTGGTATAGGTCTCACAGGCATTCCTGCTGGACAACTTACAGGAGCACTTCCTGCTCTTGATGGATCATTACTTACAGGAGTCGTTGCTGCTGGCAGTGGTGTTATTATTAGAGATGATGGCACTTTGGTTGGAACAGCTGGTACAATAAACTTTGGTGCGAACTTAAGTGTATCGCCCGTTTCTGCTGGAGTTGTAACAGTAACTGCATCTAGTAGCGGATCATCTCAGTTTACTACAACAAATGCCGGTATTCATACACTCTCAAGTGTTGGCATAGGAACCACAAATCCGACTAGTGCTCTGACTGTAGTTGGTAGTGGAACATCAACATCACAACTTTTTGTAACTGGTGTTTCCACCTTTGCTGGCATCACAACGGTTACTGGAACAACATTATTTGTAAATCAGTTAGGCGTTTCTGGAATCTCCACTCTCTCCAGTGTGATTGTTGGATCTGCGGTCACGATCACCTCTGCTGGTATCGTTGCTGGACTTTCAACTGTAAACTACATTAATGCAACTCACGTAAATACTTCTGGTGTCACCACAACGGCAACATTAAATGTTGGAACTGGTGGAACCACAATCATCACAACTTCTAGTGGTTCTGTGGGTGTGGGAACCACAAATCCAGTTACTAAACTTCAAATTGATAGATTTGGAGTTCAAACTGGATTTGGAACTTTTGCAGCAACTGCAGGTGTTACCACTTTTATTGATTCATTCACTATCTCTTCAACCGACTTCAAAACCGCTGAGTATACAGTTCATTTACAAAGCGCATCAAGTATTCAAACTCAAAAAGTTCTTGTGATGCAAAATGAAAGCACAGCATATTCACAAGAGTGGGCAGTGATGTCACATCCCGATCTTCTTGTTTCGATTGGATCTACCGTTACCTCTGGTTCTGTTAGATTGAATGTAACTCCAGAAACAGGAGTTACTGGTATTATAACCTATAGATTTACCAGAAATACAATGCTTTAGTATGAAATCACAACCAACTCCTGATTCTAATTTTTCTAGACAGATTCATCCTTGTAGTTATGCAAGTGATGAAGTACAACCATATGAAATATGTGTGCATTCACCAGATGATTGGCAATACATACATGAAATTTTAATGCGAGATGGAACATTAGAAAATAATATTCCATCCAGATCATGTGAATGTCTTTCAAATAAAGAATGCTCACCGACAAGAAGTGTTTATATGTTATCTGATGATGAAGTAGCAGAACTTATCAATCATGATAAAATCGAATGGATAACTAAGGCATCATTATATAATCAGGATGTTATAGAACAAAGAAAGTTAGATAAGGACTTATTTCCACATTCATTCTCAAATCGATTTAAATCAAATAAAGAAGCAGTTAGAATTGATACTAATACAACATTATCAACGACAAATCTAAACTATACTCAATGGGGTCTTCTAAGAGGACAACAAAAGTTAAATGCATTTGTAGGTGTTGGAACCACGTCACTGTCATCTGATCTTCAGTTTACTCTTACAGGAAAGCACGTGGATGTTGTGATCATGGACACTGGAGTTCGTTGGGATCACCCAGAGTTTCTTGGTATTGGATACACATCAGTTCCAACTGGAGTTTCAACAGCATCTGTAAGTAGAGTGAGAGATGTTCTGATTCATGGTGCATCAGAATATGGTATTAACTGGGCAGCACAGGGATTAGTTGCACCAGGAACAGGAGCATTAGTAAACTATAATATTGCTAATGCGTTACAATCCTCAACTTTTAATGGTTCTTGGCATGGGTCTCATGTCGCTGGAACTGCAGCAGGAAATAACTTTGGCGCTGCATTTGAAGCGAATATTTGGAGTATTGCCTGTATTGATAGAGAGGACATTGGATTTACAGATCCATCTGATGGATTTGATTATATTAAGGTATGGCATAAAAATAAACCGATTAATCCACAAACTGGTAGAAGGAATCCAACGATTGTCAATGGAAGTTGGGGATTTGTTGAGTTAGTTCAATGGAGTGGAGGTGCAACATATAATGTTTCATTCAGAGGGACAACATATTCTTCAGTGAATGTTGAAGCAAGTTCAACATTCTTACCTGCGGTTTATTGGATGCAAAGTGCAACTTATGGATCAACTTCATATTATGTTTTCACGTCTTCTTTTGCAACCTCGCAAGCAAAAGCAAATGAAATCTTTAATGATCCAGATTGTAAAGACATTATATTTGTATTTGCCGCTGGAAATTCTGGCACTGGAAATGGAAAACAAGATATAACCACAGGATTTGATTACAATAATACATTCTCTAGTGCAACATACGTTCTTGGATCTGGTGGAGTATTTGATCAAGGATTAGGTGCAAGTTCTTTGCATTATAATCGTCCTGGAACTCCTAGTATCACACACTTTGGGCAACCTGATGCTCCGATTATTGTGGGAGCACTTGATTCTAGTATTGACACGACTGCTGGATTTTCTTCTGAGAGAAAAGCATCTTTTAGTAACACTGGACCTGCGATTGATGTTTGGGCAGGAGGAAAAGCTATTCTGAGTCCATGGTCTTCTGGTTTCAAAGATCCAAGGAATAGGAATTTTCATAATCAATATCTTGCTGGAACTAGCATGGCAACTCCAAACGTAAGTGGAGTTCTTGCATTATATCTACAGTCGTATCCATCTGCAGATAGAGTTGCTGTAAGACAATGGATTGAAACTCAGGGAACAGTTGGAGTTGGAAATTATTTACGAGACACTTATAATCATGCTCCTCAGGGGCAATCAGTTGGAGCAGGAACTTCGGTTGATTATTGGAAAAATCCGTTTGAACTTCGTGGAGCAGCACATAATGTTTTATACAATCCATTTGCAACCAATCTTCAACCAAATATTTCAGGGAGTCTCTCCATCACTGGTGACATCATCATCAAACAACTATAAATACCTCTAAAAAGATCAATGGCAGATAAAAATTTTGGTGTAAGGCAAATAGATCTTGTGAGCACTTCTGGTGCCACTAATATTGAGTCTCCCAACACAATTAATCTAAAATCCACTCAAGTCGCTATCAGCACAAACTTGAGTATTGGTGGTAATATTGTTTCTCATGTAAGAGTTGGATCTGGATTTTCTGTTGGCATTGGGACAACTTTACCAAAAAGTGCTCTAGAAGTAACTGGAACTGCGAGAGCAACTGCGTTTGTGGGTGATGGTTCTGGACTCACTGGTGTTGTTGGATCTGGTTCTGGTGTTATTGTAAGAGATAGTGGAACACTAGTTGGAACTGCAGGAACCATAGACTTTGGGGATAATCTAACAGTATCTGCCATTTCTGCTGGTATTGTAACTGTAACAGCGTCTAGTGGTGGCAGTGGTAGTGTTGCAGGTATTGATACCACAGGAACTTCTATTTTTAATCAGTTAAATGTTTCTGGAGTTTCT